CAGATCGTGCCTGGGCACAAGAAATCCTACAACGACAAGGATGGTGATGTCAGCAGATATCGACATTGATTTCGCTGATCGTCAGCAGGTGTTGGCTCTGATCCGCCACGTTCCTGCATGTCAGCTCCAGGATGGGGCGATGAAAAAACACAATTCTGGAGTCTATGTCACCAACATACCAGTGGATGCTGTGGCCGGTCATGCTGCCATTGACTATCGCACAGCTGAACAGCGTGGTTATTTCAAGATCGATTTCCTAAACATGTCGGTGTATCAGCTGATCCGAGATCCCGAGCACTATGATCGTGTGTTGTCTCGAGAACCCGATTGGTCACGCCTGTGGCAAGACTCGCACTGGGCTCAACAGTTGGTGCATGTGGGCAACTACACGGATCTCCTCAGACAAATGCGGCCTGATTCAGTGACCAGGATGGCTGCTTTTATCAGTGTGATACGACCTGGCAAGGCACATCTACAGCGGCAGGCCTGGGATCAAGTGTTTGCATCTGTGTGGGACGGGGATACCCAGCAGGGGTATACATTTAAAAAATCACATGCCCTGTCGTATTCAATGCTGGTGGTACTACACATGAATCTTCTGTCTGAGATCAATCCACTCGACGGACCAGGGTGATGCTGCGTCTTTTACTGCGTTTTTTTGCGATATCTGCAAGGCTACAGACAGGTCCTTGCAAGATGTCTAGATCTTTGTTGCTGAATGTGCGCAGGCAATGTCTGAACGGTTCCCATTCTATTTTTAAAAAAATATTGATGGGAATGGATCTGTTGCTTTCCCACCACCAGATGTTGGCCAGTTCTAGGAACAGTTCTTTTTCATCTTGCTGTATTATGCTGCCAAAATCATAGATAGTGGTCACAGTGGCATCTTGATTTTGTATGATTCCCACATATTCGTCGCCGGCATAGGTACAGACCGTCAGGAATGGATATTTTTCTGCTAATCTGTCTAGTAATGTTTTACCCATAAATACTTGATCGGTGAATCCCTATGTATGCAACCAACGTCTATTTATCGCCACAGCTACAGACCATCCTGTTGATTGACACCACAGGATCATATTTCGATCGGAGGTGGGAACCAGTGTATGCAAAAAATCTAAAACTCAATCTTGGTGTTGACAATGTTATTTTATTCCAATTTCTCAACCAAGATCAAAAACCTGTGAACATTTCAGGTGCCAGTTTCCTTTTCCGCATCATCGATCAAGATGGCGAAGCCGTGATCATTGACAAAGACATGGTAATACTTGGTGCCACATCTGGACGGGCCAAGATCACTGTCACGGCGGCCGAAACTGCTAGCATGACTGCTCAACCTGCAAACTGGAGCATAGAAATCAGCTCCGGTACACTGGATCAGGCAGTGCTAGTGGATGATGCTGCCGGAGCTCGTGGCGTGATTGAAATTGTAGATTCTGTGCTGCCAAAGTTTATGGGCAGCAGCGAGTTGACCATACCCGACCAGGCACCGGACAACAACCTGTACTACAGCAGCATCATCACTACCCGAGGATCTCGTACCAAAACCCTGCAGATTGATCCCAGCGCGTTCACAGGAACGATCACTGTACAAGGGGCCACGGACACCGCTGATCAATGGTATGACATAGAATTCCAAAAACTCAGCGACGGCGCCACGGTGGCCAATCTGGATCTTTCCACATCAAATCAACGGGTGGCGATAAATGTGCTGGGTTATCATCCTTACCTACGTGTGGGATTTGAAATCAGTGCTGGATCTATACAACACATACTTTATCGTTGACTGTTGCATCTGATCGATAATCCTGTTATGCTAGCTTCATGCTAGATCTGATTTCGTATCTTCCTGTCAAACGCAAACACACAGCTTCGGGTTGGATCAGCTTTGATGCTGCTTGCTGTGCCCACAACGGAGAAAGACCCGATCGGCGTCAGCGTGGTGGTGTCAAGATCGCGGATACGGGCTGGAGCTATCACTGTTTCAATTGCGGATACAAGGCCAGTTTCATTTTGGGTCGCAATCTCAGTTTCCGTGCTCGCCGCCTCCTGGAGTGGTTGGGTGTGCCCGTGGAAGAAATCGAGCGGGCCAATCTCGAAAGTATAAGACATCGTGGTATAGCAGGCATCTTGGATGATCGGCAGCGCACTGAGAATGCTTTGCAAGGCATACAGTTCGAAGATCGTGACTGCCCCTACATCGATCTAGTCACAGCCGAACACCATGAACAATGGCAGTATCTGCGAGACCGATGTGTGCCCGAAGACTATCCCATCATGCTGCCTGTGAGCTACGACAAGCGTGGACTTGCTGCGATCCTAGGCAGATCAGGTGTGGTGATACCTTTCACCTATGACAACAGGATGGTGGGCCATGCCATACGATTCTTGGATGCTCGCACGCCCAAGTACATACACGACATCCAGCCAGGTTATGTGTTTGGCACGGATCTACAACAACCAAACTGGCAGCATGTGCTGGTCACAGAAGGTGTGTTTGATGCCTTGAGCATTGGTGGCCTGGCAGTGCTGCATGCTGAGATTTCAGATACACAGGCACGCTTGATACGCAGTCTGGGTCGCGACATCACTGTGGTACCCGATCAGGACGCTGCCGGCATGCGGTTGGTGGATCGTGCCTTGGAACTGGGCTGGGCCGTGAGCATGCCTGACTGGCCACCAGGCTGCAAAGATGTCAACGATGCTGTGAAGCACATGGGACGCCTGACCACCGTGATAACTATCATGCAGGCACGAGAAACCAGCAGGATCAAAATAGAACTGAGAAGGAGACAGATTGTTAAAGGATTATAACGCGGATGTACAGCGGCTGTTCTTAGAAATGATGCTGGAGGATGCAGAAAGCTATGTGCGTGTGCAGAACATCTTTAATCCCGAGAATTTTGATCGAGCCTTGAGACCCGCAGCCGAGTTTGTCAAGACGCATTGCGATGCTCACAAGACCATGCCGGACCGTGCTCAGATTGCTGCCACCACCGGCATCAAGCTACAATCGGTACCTGATCTCACGGAGGGACACTTTGACTGGTTCTTGGAAGAATTTGAAGGGTTCACACGCCGTCAGGAACTGGAACGCGCCATCCTCAAGAGTGCAGACTTGTTGGAAAAAGGCAACTATGATCCGGTAGAAAAGCTGATCAAAGATGCAGTACAGATCTCACTCACTCGGGACATGGGCACAGATTATTTTGCTGACCCCCGAGCACGGCTCATGGCTTTAAAATCCAACAACGGACAGAATAGCACAGGATGGCCAGCCCTGGACCGACTGTTGTATGGCGGATTCAATCGCGGCGAACTGCAGATATTCGCAGGTGGGTCGGGCTCGGGCAAGAGTCTGTTCATGCAGAACCTGGCCGTGAACTGGGCCCAGGCAGGACTTAGTGGTGTGTACATCACGCTGGAGCTGAGCGAAGGCTTGTGTAGCTATCGCATAGATTCCATGATGACCAATACCGCTGCCAAAGACATATTTCGTGATCTCGATACTGTAGAGATGAAGGTAAAGATGATGGCCAAGAAAGCCGGACGCATGCAGATCAAATACATGCCGGCGCAGAGCACTGTGAACGATATCCGAGCCTATATCAAGGAACTGCAGATACAGAACAACTTGAAGGCCGATTTCTTGTGTGTGGACTATTTAGACCTGCTGATGCCGGTATCGGCCAAGGTGAGCCCCAATGATCTGTTCGTGAAAGACAAATATGTGAGTGAAGAACTGCGCAATCTAGCCAAAGAACTCAATATCCTGTTCGTGACAGCATCGCAGTTGAATCGAGCTGCCGTGGAAGAGATTGAATTTGATCACAGCCACATATCGGGCGGCATATCAAAGATCAACACTGCTGACAATGTGTTTGGTATCTTTACCAGCAGAGCCATGCGTGAGCGTGGACGTTATCAGTTGCAGTTAATGAAGACTCGATCATCGTCGGGTGTGGGTCAAAAAGTTGAACTAGAGTTTGATATCGAAAGCCTGAGGATCAGGGACCTTGCTGAAGACGCAGACTATCAAGAGTTCAAGAAACGAGCGCCTTCAATATATGAATCAATCAAGACCAAGAGCATGTTAAGCACACTGCCAGATGATGAACCCAACGCCACTGTTCCAGACGAACCAGGCAAAATCACGGCTGATGTGCAGAGCGCCAAATTGAAACAGTTATTAGGCAAGATCAAACAAGGTTAACTATGCCATCGGATTATTGTCCCAGGATACATCACGGTCTCACTCTGACAGATATATCGTCAGAGAGTATCACCTATGCAGCCTGTTGTTGGGGCAGAAGCAACATCAAATCAAAAGGCATCATCGAATGGCATCATGCAGATCTCGATCTTCTCAGGCAGCAGAACAAGATGGGTATGATACCGCCCGACTATTGTCAATCTTGTATCGATCAAGAACAAGCCGGACAAAAAAGCATGCGCATGGGTTACATAGAGTTACATCAAGCCCCTAGTTACGACAACTCTTTGCAATATCTTGACATCAATATTGACTACACTTGCAATTTGGCCTGTGTTACATGCGGACCTGAATACAGCACCACATGGCGTAAAGAATTAGATATAAAAAATCTGTCTGTGAGACCCAAGATTGAAAATTTCCTTAAGACTTTTGATTCTTTGGATTTCTCTACCTTAAAGGAAATAAGATTCTGGGGCGGTGAACCTTTCCTGACCCGTACTCATGAACAAATTTTGGATTTTATCGCTGCTAGATGTGATACATCGACTATAAAGTTAATGTACAATACCAATGGAACTCAACGAATCAGTGATCAAACCAGAGAACTCTTGGAGGAATTTAAATTCGTCAGGATTAGTTTCAGCGTTGATGGAACAGGCAAAAAATTTGAATATTTGAGATATCCTGGTTGTTGGAATGAAGTAGAGGATAATCTTCTGTGGTGGCGTGAAAATCTACCACATAACTCTATGTTATCGTTGACCACTACTGCAAGCATATTCAACGTGCTAGATCTTGGTGAAATTTTTGATTGGAAAAAACTTTATTTTGATAAATCAAAATTCCAAGATGACATTGAAATTTTTGTACATCAGGCGTTTGGATGGGCAGGATTAGAGAACATGACACCGGAAATGGCGCAGACTCTCAAGAGTCTGCCGGATTATTGTCAACCTTGGATTCAACAGGCTAGTTTTTTGTCCACCAAATCTCACGGACCTGCTACATTTGTGGCACGAACAAAAGAAATTGATAGCCGTCGAAATGTGAGACTGCCAGATATACTGCCAGAGGTGGCTCGCCTCATGCACTATCATGCATGAAGTTGAACAGTTCCTGCATGTAAGATTCCATACAGATTTGTTTCATCTGATCTTGCCTTAACAGTTGGTTTTTAAACACGTCCATTGAGATCTCATTGCCGATGACTGACCGCCAAGGCGCAAAAAAAGGATGATCTAATCTTTGTTTCAGTTCGATTGGCATATGAGCCAGGCTGGCCCATTTTGGAGATGTCACGATGTTATGATTATACCGCAGTTGATTTGAGTTGAACCAATCAATTGTTTCTTCGTAGTAGATGGCATTCACACCGCTTATGGTATAACTGACCGACAGATTATTTTTGGTAATATGTTTGTAATCTTTTATATTTTGCAACAGCACATCCCATTTACCTGGCCATCTTAAATACTCAAATCTGGATTTTATCCCGTCAATGCTGATACAGATATTTAGATCCGTGAACGAAGTCAATAGGTCATGCAGTTGTGCTGATAACCGCACGCTACCATTGGTTACAAAACTGATAAAACAATCAGTATTATCGTGATTGATCAGTTCTTGTAACAGTTCCAACACTGCAGGATCAAACAATGGTTCGCCACCTAATATGTAGATGCGTTTGGCATTGTGAAAATCGATATTGGCCGTGATTAAATCAGTTTTTTTTATCGTAATGCTTTTTTTTGTACTCTTGTGCTCTAACTCGCCCCATTTGGTGCTTGCACCTGAATTGCAGGTAACACATGCTTGATTACACAGATTGCTTAAAAAAATTTGGTACATCAGGGTTTGATGTTTGTTTTCTCTACAGTCTTGTTCGATCAGCTCTATGTCTCGATCTAATTTATAATCCAATAATCTATTTTCTTGGATCCTACGGCTGTCTTGATTTTGAGATTCTATACCCCAACATTTTTGACAATATCGCGACGGTATACCGGCTAACAGATCTTTTTGGAGCTGTGACAGATCATGGTTCTTGTCAAGAAGACAGCATATACTGGTAGAATTACCTGCGATTTCTTTTGAGTACCACGGTAGCACGCAAAAATAAGGAGACTTAGTGGACATTGAAATAGATACTCACGAGAGACATCGATCTTTGTTGAGATATTGATCGAGAGCCATGCTTTTGACATTGGCACGATGCACCTGTAGAAACTGGCTACCATCACGGCTCTGCAGCTCTCCTTGTCCTGCGATCACAGAACCAGATCCATATTTCACAGGACAGTCCACGATTAGATCCACGTATTCTCCCTCCCCCACTCCCAGTGTAATGAAGTGTATGTAGCGTTTGCGATCTCGCTGGAACACACGGCTGTTGGCCACGATGCCTGCAAATTCAAATCTATCGAGATAGAGATTCCTCACACCCATGCCGGGCAGGAAGCCGGGCGAATTCCAACAACCGTGTTCTAGGAATGCTTGCACAGGATCTTCCGTGATCCAGTTGTCAAACCCTAGATCGCGCAGATCCCAGCCTGCACGCTTGGCTTCGTTGCGATAAACCCAACGAGCATAACTGCCTTGACAGTGTTTTAAAGCAGCGCGCCAGAACTCTCTGGGATTGTGCGCCTTCTGCCAGGCCAAGGCCCAGATCAAGCGACCGAGATTTACCGCATGCGCACGGCACAAACCAAAGCCTGAGAGACTCTGCATCTCCTGTCGTATCTGTTCGCGTCCAGGATGGTCACCCAGGCGAGACATGAACTCCATGACCTTCTCTTCATTGCGTTTTGCAAATGCACGACGATACATGTCGGCTTCGTAGGCGTTCACAGAGATCAACTTCATGATCCGTTCTATGGCATCATCTTCGCACACTATGGCAGATTCCTGCACTGTGGCCTTGGTCCAGTCATGGAAGAAACTAGCTTTCTTGCGACCTTCCACTGCCACAGGACGCACCAGAGCTGTGGCGAACACACAATCTTCCACTGATGTGGGCTTTATGGCACGGAACAGCCGCCGCATGGCCGGACTTTCTCCCTGTGTCACGCCCAACACGTCCCCCCTCTGCAAGAGATCAGCAGTGACATCATCGGTCTTGGGATATTCATGTATCATCCTAGTGGGATCAATCTCCATGAGCTGGCTGAGTCCACGATTGGCTAGGATGTCCACTTTGAGATGTTCAAGATCTTCCACTTCGTTCTTGTCCAGCAAGATGAGATTGTCTGCACGGAACAAGCTCTGTGGCAGTTTGCGATCAAACACTATCACACCGCCACAGTGCTTTGAAAGGCAGCGTTTCTTGCCCATCAACTTTTTTTCGATCCTGCTGGCTTCTTCAGGATCTACTCCCAGTTTCGCATAGTCGATATCTCGGGGCAATCTGCCCCGAGCACCCAAGCGTTTGGCAGCTTCTCTCCGTGCCGACCGTTCTTTGTACATCACATAGTTAGAGATACGGGCTGTCTTGCCGGGCCATGCGTCAAAGATACGTTGCATGGCCAAGGCCTGCTGGTGATGAGGAACATCTATGTCTACGTCCGGGAGATCATCTCTGAACGGATTGAGGAATCTGGCCAATGGTATGCGCCACTCTATAGGATCAACATCAGTTATCGCCATGAGATAGCACACCAGGCTGGATCCTGCTGATCCGCGTGTCATGTGTGGTATGTCCTGGTTGAGATCCAGGATGTGTCGGATCTTTAAGAAGTATTCAGTGAATCTCTGTTGGATGATTATTTCAAATTCTTCTACAAGACGCTGTTGATATTCTTGGTTGCTGGGACAAGGTCTCCGGAATTCGTTCATCAATGCTTGTATTTGTTCTAGTTCGGTTGCCATAATGTGCCTTTGAAATGCCTGTGCGGATATTTACATTAGTAACAAACGACAGCAACTAAAATAAATACTATCAAAGGTCCAAGGCTATGCAAAAAAAAACTCGCAGTATCTTAGAAGAACTTGACTCGCTGCACGAGGAAAAATATTCACGTCGTGATGACTTGTATGTGGCAGAAAGCCGTGCCACCAATGCCATCGCTGCTGGCATACGCTTGATCGAGTATTTTGAAGCTAGTTTCGCACCTGATGTCGCTGAAAATCTCACTCGCAAGTTTTTGAATTCACTGAGAGACAAAGATCCCAGCAAGTTCGTACGTACTGTGAGGCGTATCAATGCTGACTGAAGGCGGCAACGTATTCAAAGATTCTTCTGGCAATGCCAAAACACAACGCATCAATCTCGCTGATATAGCACCCACCATCAAGTGGTTGGAAGCAGTTACTGGCCTACCGCTTCGAGACAATACTCTAGGTACCACCGGTCTCAAACCCACGTCAGGTGATCTCGATCTCGGTGTGGATAGCAATCAGGTTTCCAAAGACGATCTTGCAAAACTGCTGTCTGACTATGTAGCCCAGAACGGACAAGATCCACGGGATTGGGTGCGCAAAAGCGGTATATCAGTGCACTTCTTGACTCCCATCGCAGGCCGAGCCGATCGTGGATTTGTGCAAACCGATTTCATGTTTGTGCCCAAGATGGAATGGGCCCGATTCATGCTGGCAGGATCACCGCCGGACAGTGACTTCAAGGGTGCCAGCCGTAACATCTTGATCAACAGCATGGGCAAAGCCCTGGGCTACAAATTGAATCAAAACACTGGTTTGATGGATCGTACCACCAACGAGCTGATCACGGACGACCCTGATGAGATCGCCAAGATGCTGCTGAAGCCCGGGGCCACTCGCGGCGATCTCAGGTCAGTGGAAAGCATCCTGGCAGCCTT